GGTCAACTCGATCGACTACGTGGCGATGAAGGCCGCCCAGGACGCCCGGAAAGCTGGAGGTCCGCCGGTATGACGATGCGAACCCTTGGCGATGCCCTCCAGCGGCTCCGGTCAGCCGGCGAACCGCTTCCCAACGATTCCCAGTGTCCGGTCTGCGGGTATTTCGACATAACCCATCCCGATGTCCGGCGCATCCTCCTCGACCGCGACCCGACCAAGCGGATATTCCAGTCAGCTCAGTGCAAATGCCGGGGCCGGGAGGAGCAACAACGCCGGGACGAAGAACTCCGCTACGCCCAGGCCGCGCTCCCGACCGGCGGGACAACGAGGACGTTTGACAACTTCCGGGCCCGTCCGGGGACCGATGACATGCTGGCCGCGGCCCGGAGATTCGCTGACCGGCAGGGGCCGAGGATGTTGGTCCTGGTCGGCCAGACGGGGACGGGCAAGTCCCACCTCCTGGAGGCCATCGGACGCCAAGCCCTGGAATCCGGGCGGACCGTCCGGTACGACCTGGCCTCGACATTCCTCAACCGGCTCCGGCACACCTACGATTCCGACTCCGGCGAGGATGTCCACGACCTGACAGCCTGGTATCAGCGCCGGGACACCGTCCTCCTGGACGACATCGGGATGGAAGCGGCGACCGCATGGGTGCGGGAGCAACTGACCGCGCTGGTCGAGGAGAGATTACATTCCGGCGGCTGGATGGTCTTGGCGACCAATCTTAACAAGGTGGCGATGTCCGACCGGATGGGCGACCGTCTGGCGTCCCGGTTATACGCCGGCAATCCGGAACTCCCGGAGGTGTCGGTCGTCATCAACACCGCGGAGGACTACCGAGCATGACTACTCACATCGTGGCGCTCTCAGGTGGTAAGGATTCGACTGCGATGGCTCTCCGGTTGGCCGAGGTCGAACCGAGAGATTATACATACGCCATCACGCCGACCGGCGACGAACTCCCGGAGATGTTCGCCCACTGGAAACTCCTGGAGGATTTACTGGGCCAATCCCTGACAGTCCTGACGAGTGGTCATAGTCTGAGCGGTCTGATCAAAAAACAAAACGCCCTCCCGAACTGGAGGATGCGATGGTGTACGCGGGTGTTGAAGATCGAACCGTTCAATGCCCATCTGATGGAGAGCTGTCCAGCGGTCAGCTATGTCGGATTACGGGCTGATGAGCCGGAGGATGTCCGCCGCGGGACGGTCTTTGGGAATGTGGACGGAATAACGCAACGGTTCCCGCTCCGAGAGTGGGGATGGACGATTAATGACGTTTGGGAATATCTGGATGCCAAGGGTATCACCATCCCGGCCCGGACAGATTGCGCCCGGTGCTTTTTCCAGACCTTGGGCGAGTGGTGGTGGCTTTGGAAGAATAACCGGGAAACATACCTGGAGGCCGAGTCGGAGGAGGAATCGACCGGGCATACCTTCCGGAGTCCCCAGCGGGACACTTGGCCGACTTCGCTGGCGGACTTACGCCGAGAATTTGAGAAAGACCATATTCCCAAGGGCGCCGGTCAACTGGACTTGATGGGAGGGCGTCCGAATATGTGCCGGGTCTGTTCGTTATGACCAACGGAGAAAAACAGCCGAATCGCCCGATCTTGTCCGCCATCCGCCGGACCTGTCCCGAATGCGGCGGCGAGATGACCGTCGAGCTGTTACGCCGGGACCCGCACGACACGCCGGTCTTGTTTTTGGTCTGCCCTTGTGGCTATTGGGAAGCGGCGCCGGCGGACATCGAGGCCGACCTGGAGGACCGTCCCCGGATGCCGGGATTCTGAATTTGTGGATATACGTCCCACATACAACGTCCTCGACTGTTTCAGCGGATACGGCGGCTTCGCCCTCGGCCTCCGACTCGCCTACCCGGACGCCGACTTCCGCACGGTCGCCTATATCGAGTGGGACAGATACTGCCAGCAAGTCATCCAGGCCCGGATCAACGACCGACTCTTGGATGACGCTCCAATATGGGGAGGAGACATCCGGGAGTTTGACGGCAAGCCCTGGCGTGGAGTCGTGGATATCATCACTGCAAGCCCACCATGTCCCAGTTTCTCGGTCGCCGGAAACCGCCTTGGAGGCGAGGATGACCGAAATATGTTCCCGGAAACGCTCCGATTGGTTGACGAGATACGACCGAGCTACCTCATCATGGAAAATGTCCCAGGGCTCACTCTGGGAGGACGACCCTACGTGTGGGACGTTCTCGGCGGCCTGGCCGAGAACGGGCTATATGAATGCCGATGGGACATTGTATCGGCTCAAGCCGCCGGCGCCAGCCATAAAAGAGATCGTTTTTGGTGCTTCGCCCGCTTGGCCGACTCCCACGCCCTGGGAGCAACAGGAATCCATCCAGAGCTGGACAGACCGGAGAGAACGGGAGAGGGCGAAAGGCCGCAACGGGAACGGCTTCGGGACACCGCTCGACATGGCGGCGAGGTTATGGGCCACTCCGACCATCAACGACTCCAAGAACAACGGCTCCGCATCCCAGCAAGAACGCCGGGGGTCGGACTTGAACGTCCAGGTGGCGAGGATGCTCCCCACGCCCTCATTCGGCGGGGATACCGGCGGACCGCACGGCATCCGGGGCGGGAGTTGGCCGACGCCTAGAACCCAGATGACAAGGGGAACTCAGGAAGACCGAGGCAAACATAATCTGGAAGAAGTGGTCGGACAAGGGAGCGGTGGCTCCCTCTCGCCCGATTGGGTCTCCTGGCTGATGGGTCTTCCCATCAAATGGACGAGTTTGGAGCCGCTACCCAGAGAAGAATACCTCGACTGGTTCCACGCCCAACAGGACGGGACTTGGTGGCAAATTGAACGGGGATTGCCGAGGGTGGCGACGGGCATCAAGGACAGGGTCAACCGATTGAAATGCCTGGGAAACGGGATAGTCCCGGCGAGTCTAGCATTATTTTTGAGAGGTACGACATGATTATCCCAGTCTACGAGGTCGGACAATTTGTCCGGCTGAAGCCCTTCCCGAGCGGCGCCGATGGCATCCGGTGCATCTGCAACCCAGACGAGAAGTCGGTCGTCCAACCTCTGCCCATCACCGCGCCCGAACTCGGAGCGTGTTGGCATGGGCCGAAGACGACCGTCCTCCGGGTCTTCCCGGACGGCGACCTCCTCCTGGAGAACCGCCACGGTTTCGTCCGGGGCGCCCGACCCGATGAGGTCTGCCGGTGATGCCCGGTCATGACCAAAAGACGACCCGCGTCCAGGTTGAGGTGGACGGTTTTACCTGGCGGGTCTACGGCGGCAAGGCTGGACTCCACTGGCATTGTCACCTTGTCGAACTGGTCGGCCCTCTGCCGCTGGACGGCCCGGTGACCCAACCGCTCCGGGACAAGATACGGACGGCGTTGGCGAAAGCGCTGGCATTGGACGAGTCCGAGATCGCCCGGATACCGGCGGACCTGATCCTGGCGTGAACGCCCAGGAACTCATCACCGAGAAGGACTTCCAGGCGACCGTCATCGCCCTGGCCCGGAAGGACGGCTGGATCGTGGGCTTCACTCACGACGCCAGGAAGTCCGAGCCGGGAGAACCAGACCTCCGCATGGTGCATCCCGACCAGCACCGGGTAATCTTCGCGGAGTTGAAGACGGTAAAGGGCCGATTGACCAAAGGCCGGCTGAACAAGTCCGGGCGGTGGATGACAGGCCAAGACCAATGGGGAGACGCTTTAATAGCTTCCGGCGTGGAGTATTACCTCTGGAGACCTGACGGCCTGGACGGGGAGATCGAGCGGATACTGGGAGGGGAATGATGGTATGGAGAGATGGCGGAATGTCTGCGAATTATTGGGAATGTACGTTTTGCCGACAACGAAGCCGAGTGGCGAAGCGCATCATCCTGACCATTGAGAATGGGAACCTCGGACGGAATATGATCAAGTGTTGCGACCTGGAATGCCTCCGGCGCCTCCTGGCATTGTGGGAGGAGTTGGAAACAAAGAGGGTCAATAATGCCTGACATCGGTGACATCTGCCGAGCGAGAGACCTGGGTATGGTTGGTGGCCGGTTGTACATCTGGGCCGAATGCCCCGTCTGCCACCTGCAGCGGTGGGCCACCACCCGGCCCCTGGACAAAGGGACCCGCCGCAAGTGCCAGGACTGCGTCCGGGAGAAGTCCAAGCGGGTCTTCAAGATCGGACGGGCGCATACCATCGACCAGGTCTGACCCTCCCGCGGATATGCCCTGGACGCTTCAGAGAAGCCCATAGCGGCGTTTTACTACCACCGGCAGTAGTTCTGACCGCCCACGATATGCGGTGTGGTAGAATAACGGCGCCACCTTCGGGTGGACATTCACCGGTCACAGGGTGAAACAACCGGGCGCTTGACTTATTGGGTGTCGCCCATCCGACACCTGGTCAGGCGTCCGGGGATGAAATGCTATGACGATGAAAGACCGCGTCAAGGAACTCCGCCGCGTCCCGGCGTCCGAACTCCGGGCCAACCCCAAGAACTGGCGCCGACATCCACCAGCCCAGGAAGCGGCCCTCCGGGGAGTCCTGCAGGACATCGGATTCGCGGACGCGGTCATCGCCAGGGAGACCGACGACGGCCTGGAGCTGATAGACGGCCACCTCCGCCAAGAGGTCATGGGCGACCAAGTCGTCCCGGTCTTGATCGTGGACGTAACCGAGGAAGAAGCGGACAAGATGCTTCTCACTTACGACCCGCTGGCGATGATGGCCCACGCCGACCAAGACCAACTCCTCCACCTATTACGCGACACCCAGTTCGAGTCCAAAGCGGTCAACGATATGCTGGAGGCCGTCGCCAACGGGGAACGGCTCCCGATGCCGGACTTGACCCAGCCGGTGGACGACCCAGGCCCACAGATAGACCGGGCCGACGAGTTGCGGGAGAAGTGGCAGACCGAGCGGGGCCAAGTCTGGGAGGTCGGACGGCACCGGCTGATGTGCGGGGATTGTACAAGTCCGGAGGATGTGGCCGAAACTCTGAATGGGGCGAGTCCGCCTTTGATGGTGACCGACCCGCCTTATGGTATTGCGTTGGATACTGACTATACACAAATGCCCAATGATTTAATCCATTCCAGGAAATATGATCGCATTACCGGGGATGAACGGCCCTTTGATGCGTCAAGAGTCGCCTTAACACTTCACTACATCCAAGAACAATTCTGGTTTGGCGCGAACTATTACCGGCAAACATTATCATCGGATGATGCAGATGGATCATGGCTGGTTTGGGACAAACGGGTTGAAGCTAATGATGCCGCACTCGGATCAAGTTTTGAATTAATCTGGAGTCGCGTCGGCCATCAACAGCGAATATTGCGGCATATGTGGTGCGGTTATACGGCGCATGATCCAAGGGAATCACGATTCCATCCGACTCAAAAACCCATTTCCTTAATCAAAGAGATTATCGACAATTGGGGGAAGGAGGGGCCGATTATTGACCCCTTCCTCGGCTCCGGCACAACGATGGTTGCCGCCGAGCAACTGGGCCGCATCTGCTACGGGATGGAGATCGAGCCGAAGTATGTCGCGGTGACCCTGGAGCGGATGTCCGGCATGGGACTTGAGCCGAAGTTGGTGGAGTGACTGAGTCGTGGCTTTGAATAACGGCAAGGCTTTGGCGGCAGAGAATCGACGCTCCCAAGTCCTCCAGATGAAACAGGCCGGAGAGACCGAGACCGCTATCGCGGAACTGGTCGGCGTCTCCAAGACTCAAGTCCACAACGACATCCACCGCCGTCTGGCCGAGGTACGCCGGGACGACAAGGAAGCCGTCCAACAAGAGTACAACCTCCAGCGGTCCCGCTACGAGCGGCTCCTCCTCCGCTGGTGGAGTCAGGCAACCGGCCCCGATGATGAGAGAGCGGCCAAGGCGACCCAGATGGTATTGGACATCCTCCGGCGCCTGGACACCATTGGCGGGTTAATACCTGAGAAGCCTTTGATCCAACTCCAGCAACAGAACGTCATGGTAGGCGGCGTCACCTTTGCGGACCTCCTCCGGGAGGCGATGGACGGCGCCGGCCAGGTAGTGGAGGGAGAATGTGAGGTCGCGAATGCTGGGACTGATCTGGCCGTGGAAAACTAAGAAAGGGCGGACGGTCGAGAGCTATGACAAGCGGGGCCACCTCCGGGTTTTGTGTATCGCTGGCGGGTCTCCCGTAACCGGCGAGATCGAAGTCCAGGAAGGCCAACACTTCCGGGTTATAGGTGGTCAGATAGAAAGTACCCCTGTCCCTGGTAGGACATCCAGATGGACACGGTGTCCCGAATGTGGGTGCAAGATACGGGTGACCGGGCCGAAATCCAAACCGCGGCTGACCGTCCATAACGGGTCAAGAAAAACGTGACAACGCTATCCCAGGCCGAGAAACGCTTTCTCGTTGACCGCGCCAAAGCCGACCCGGACTACTTCTGGGAATCCGTTCTCGGTTGCGCCAGCGTTTACGACAAGCAGCTCCACATGGCGAGGGCCGTTCGGGACCATAACCGGGTCGCGGTCGTCGGCGCCAACGGGACGGGCAAGGACTGGCAGAGTGCCAGGGTGATGCTCTGGTGGATGGCGACCCGTTATCCCGCCATCACCGTCGTACTCGGCCCGACCCATCGCCAGGTCTCGGACATCGTGTGGAAGGAAGCCAGGTCGGCATACCTCACGGCGAGGATGCCGCTGGGCGGTCAGATGTACCGGACGGCGCGGTGGGAGTTGGATGACCGTCACTATGCGGTCGGATTCGCCACCGACAACGAGTACAACATCCAGGGCTTTCATAGCCCGAACCTCCTGGTCATCCTGACCGAGGCCCACAATATCGAGCAATCCCATATCGACGCCGTCAAGAGATTAAACCCGGCCCGAATGTTATTGACCGGGAACGCCTTCGCCAGCTCCGGCGAGTTCTACGATGCGTTCCACGGCGGCGCTGACCTTTACCACACCATCGAGATCGCCGCATCCGACACGCCCAACATCCAATTGGGACGGGAGGTAATTCCTGGAATGGTCACCGCCCAACAGATCGAGGAGCGGCGCAAGGAATGGGGAGAGGAATCGGCCCTATACATCGCCTCAGTCCTGGGCCGCTTCCCTGACAATCTGGAGGACGCCATCGTCCCGCGGTCTCTCCTGATGGACGCGGTCGAGCGGCAACTGGAACCGGAGGGCGAGGCCACGCTGGCTTGTGACGTTGCCAGGTTTGGGGCCGACAAGACGGTGGTCTACCGCCGGCAAGGGAACGTCTGCCGACTGGTCTGGAAGTCCCAAGGCCGGGACACCCAACAGGTCGCCGGTCGGCTCAAGATGATGGCCGAGGACGACCCGGAGGTGGGCCAGATAATCGTGGACGACACCGGCGTCGGAGGTGGAGTCACCGACCGGCTGAACGAGGAAGGGGTGGCTGGGGGACGAGTTAGGATCGTCCCCTTCAACGGCGGGGAGAAGGCCAGAAGGGCGGACAGGTACGTCAACGCCATCGCCGAGGCTTGGCTAGAGTTGGGTCAGGCTTTCAGAGACGGCATGATAGACATCGATGACAACCCGGCGGTGATCGCCCAGCTTTCGGCGCGGCGGTACACCGTCCAGGGAGACCGGCGCATCAAGCTGGAGAGCAAGGACGACTTTAAGAAACGGTCAACGGGCGGGAGTCCCGACGATGCCGACGCCCTGGCGATGTGCTACGCGGCGCCGGGTCCGGGAGTGGGAGTCTGGTAAATAGACGCGAAGGCAGATACGAAGCACTTAGCCGATTAAGTTCGCCTCCGGGGAAGTCACCGGGCGACCAAAAGCTCTTGAGAGGGCGGCCAACCGGATGTAGGTGCGAATACATGACGACGCCTAGCGTTACATCACCGAAGGAGGTAGAGCCATGACATCCGACGATCAGGAGCTTGAGAACAACCCTGCCCCATCATCTTCCCAGGACTACATGGGCAATGCCCGGTATTGGATCATCGCTGCCGAGGAGCGACGGATAGATGGCTTGGATTGTAAGGAACCGATATTGCTATCAATCGCTAATGCCCTAATCTCCCTGGGTATCCAGTTCCAAAAGCAGCAAGAGCACGATTGACCAAGGAACTCCGGTGTGGTCAATGCGGGAAGCTCCTGGCGGTCAAGGCCGAGCGCGGGACGGTCATCATCTGCTATCGATGCAAGACCCGGAACGAGGCGGAGTAATGGGATTAACCGTCGAGACCAAGGACTGGAAGGCTGGCCGGCGGTGGGCAAGGCGTAACGCGATAGCCACTCCCGGCGTAACGTATACCCTCCTCCGGGACGGGCGGCATCTGAGCTACCGTTATGAGGATGGGCTGATGTATTGCACCGGGACCGGCAAGCGGGTGGAGCCCTACCGCCCGTGGGCTGGGTTTTACCGGAAGGGAGGGGATAGCGCATG